GAGCGGTACTTTGCCGAGCACAGCGTCAGCGGCCTGCTTCGCGGCGACCACACCAGCCGTGCCAGCTACTACGTGTCGGCACTGCAAAACGGCTGGATGACCATCAACGAGGTTCGCGAGCTCGAGAACCTCAACCCGATTGACGGCGGCGACGTGCATTTTGTTCCTATGAACATGCAGACGCTTGAGCAAATGACCGAGGAGCCAGAGCCGGCACCAGAGCCAGAGCCGCCGCAGCCGCCAGAGCCGCCGGCTGAGCCAGAACCAGAGCCGCCGGCCGAGCAGCTCGACCCAGTAGACGACGAGGAGCAGGACTGATGCCGTGGAGCGTCGAGCAGTCTACCGAATGCCCGGCATTGCGGCCGTACGCCGTCGTGAAGGACGACGACGGCTCGATCGAGGGCTGCCACGAAACTGTCGCGGCGGCCGAAGCACAGATTACCGCTTTGAATATCGCTGAGTCGGAAGACCGAGCCTACGAGGAAATCGACTTTACGCCGCCGGCAAGCGTCCGCGAGGAAGCGGCTCGCGGTCTTGAGTGGCGTCGAGAGTACGGCCGTGGTGGCACAGAGGTTGGCGTCGCACGTGCACGCGACCTGAGCAACGGCCGCGACGTGTCACCAGAGACTGCCAGACGCATGAAGGCGTATTTCGACCGCCACGAAGTCGACAAACAGGGCGAAGGCTGGAGCCCTAGCCAGGACGGCTATCCGTCAGCCGGCCGCATTGCATGGGCTCTGTGGGGCGGCGATCCAGGCCGCAGTTTCGCGAACCGCATCGTGCGTCAAATGAACGCAGAAGACGAAGACAGGAGCACAAACATGGACAACATCGAACGGCGAGAGTGGCAGCTTGAAGAAGACGACCTAATGATCGAGGAACGCCAGCCAGGCCAAGCGGCCATCGTCGGTTATGCGGCTCGATACAACCGGCTCAGTCTTGATCTCGGCGGATTCCGCGAAGAGATTCTGCCAGGTGCCTTCGACAAGATTCTCAACCGGCAGCGTGCGAAAGCCGACGTGGTGGCGTTGTTCAACCATGACAGCAATATGGTGCTCGGCCGCACGGCGAGCGGCACGCTCGAGCTATCGAGCGACGAAAAGGGGCTCAAGTACCGCGTTGTGCCGCCTGCTAGCCGACAAGATGTCATGGACCTGATCGCTCGTCGTGACGTGACTGGAAGCTCGTTCGCGTTCACGGTCGACCGCAAGACCGGCGAAGCATTTCGGCAGACCGAGGACGGCAAGACGATCCGCCAAATCCGCGAGGTGAGCGGACTGTATGACGTTGGGCCAGTACTCGTGCCGGCGTACCCTTCGAGTTCTGCTGCTATTGCTCAGCGTTCCTACGAAGCGTGGCTGGCCGAGCAGCAGGAACAGCCGGCCGAAGTTGCAGCACGATCCTTGATGGCCGGCGTGGCCGCTGCTGTTTCGTCACTTCTGAGGCTTAAGCTGCGTGGCTGAACACCCAAAGTGCAAGTGCGGTTGCCGCATGGTAACTCGCTCAAGCCGGTCTATCGGCTCTGAGCAACAGCGTTACATCCGCTGTCCGAAGTGCGGTGCTCGCGGCACCGTATTTGTGAAAACAACAGTTTCCGCAGTGCGCATCTGCAAGGATGGCCGTCGCGTTTCCTAGTTTGGCTCTATCGCACACGCCGCATGTCGCGGCCTGATAGGAGCTAACAAATGGACAATCTGAAGAAGCTGCAGGACGAAGCGGCCGAAATCGCCAACCGCATCGACGCCGTTCGCGCGATGGAATGCGAGAGCGACGCAGACATCGCTGCCCGCGACATGGACCTTACGGCTCTCGTCAAGCGAGCCGACGACATCACCGCCAAGATCGACTTTGAGCGGAAGGTGGCCGAGTCGGCCACCAACATCCGCAGCGTTGTGGATCGCTGCACGCCGGCCCGCGAGCAGGAAGAGACTCGCCAGGTTGCTCGCATTGAGCCTGTCACCTACAGCCGCAAGCTGCGGGCGTTCGACAATCCCGAAAGTGCCTACCGCGTCGGCAAGTGGCTGGCCGGCACGTTCCTGGGTGACGCCGACGCCCGGCGTTGGTGCCTCGATCACGGCGTCGAAAGCCGTGCGATGGGCGAGAGCACGACCGCTGCCGGCGGGTTTGCCGTGCCAGAGGAAATGAGCTCGCAGCTCATCCGCCTGGTCGAAACCTATGGCGTGGCTCCCAGCGTCATGCAGAGCGTGCCGATGGCCTCAGATACGCTGCTGGTTCCAAAGCGGCTCACCGGCGTGACCGCCAGCTGGATCGGCGAAAACAGCGAGATCACCACGAGCGACCCGACCGGTACGCAGGTGCAGCTGGTCGCCAAGAAGCTGGCCAGCGGCACCCGTGTTGCTCGCGAGCTGCTGCTCGATTCGGTGATCGCTGTCGCGGACTGGCTCGTGCAGGAGCACGGCCTGGCTCTCGCCAAGAAGACCGACGAAGCGGCCTTCAACGGCGACGGCACGAGCACCTTCGGCGGCATCCAGGGCATCACGACCAAGATCGACGACGGCACTCACACTGCTAGCGTCGTCTCGGCCGCGTCCGGCAACAACAGTTTTGAGAATCTCGACCTTGCCGACTTCTCCAAGGCTCTTGGTGCTCTGCCTCGCTACGCTCTCGGTGGTGCGGCCTGGTACATCTCGCCTGCTGGCTACCACGCGAGCATCGAGCGGCTGCAGATGGCCGCCGGCGGCTTGACCCTCGGCGACATTGCCGGCGGTGGCGTGCCTCGCTTCCTGGGCCTGCCAGTGATTCAGACGCTTGTCATGGATAACACGCTCGGCTCCGACGCTGGTGTGGTCAAGGTGCTTGTCGGTGACGCATCGCTCGCCGGCATCTACGGCATCCGCGACCAGGTTGCTATCCGTAGCACCGAGGAAGAGTACGCCAGGTTTGACCAGACGGCGTTCTACGCGACGATCCGCGTCGATTACAACTGGCATTCGCTCGGTGACACCAGCGACGCTGGCCCAATGGTTGCCCTCAAGACCACTGCCTGAGACTAGGAGAAAAACGTGAACAATCTCGAAGCATCGAAGACCGCAGCCAAACTCAGCAGCGGTGACATTGCGACCAACGCCACGCACCAGCACGCCATCGACACCCTCGGCTTTGACTACGCGTCTATCGACGTTGTTTTCGAGCCGGTCGCTGCCGCTGGCACTAACTCGACCGTGGCCGTGGCTCTCAAGCTGCAGCAGGGCGACACCACGAGCAGCTACGCTGACGTGACGGCTTACGTCGGCGGCGGAACTGGCGGGTTTACCGTGCCGACGCCGGCCGACACTACCAGCTCCACTGTGGTGCGTTTCAATGTCGACATGCGTGGCAAAAAGCGTTACCTCAACGTGTACGCTACGCCCAACGTCGCTTCGCCCGTCGTCTCGGTCGCTCGCCTTGGCAAGCCCGAAGAGGCACCGGTCGCGGCCTCGTCTGCCGGCGTGAACGTGTTCGTTTCCGGCTGAGCCTTGACACGCGCGGCATGATGTCAACAAGGATGGCCGGGCACGGAGGCCCACTCCGGCCCGGCCGTTTTCTTTGGAGAACACACATGCTGGTGAAGGTTGGAAACACGAACGTCGACGTGCGAGTCGAGGCCGTGCTATCTGTGCCACGTCTCGGCTTTATGGACAACTTTTTCACGTGGGCGCAAGCACTTACGCCGCTTGGCATCCGGCCTACAAAAGTCACCGGTGCATTCTGGGGCCAGTGTCTTCAGCGTGTGATGGAACAGTTCGTCGACGACGCCGAGTATCTGGTCACGATCGACTACGACACGTTCTTTAGCCAAGCCGACCTAGAGCACTTGATGGCTCTGGCAATGACGTTTCAGTGCGATGCCGTGACCGGACTGCAGACCAAACGCGAAGACGGCAGGCCAATGTTGACACTTAAAGGCATGATGGAAAACCCGCCGGTGGAAGGCAGCACGCAAGTGCCACGCGATTGGTTTGCCGCACCGGTGCAGGAAGTCGACACCATGCACTTTGGCTGCACAGTAATCAGCACGGCAGCACTGAAGCGAACGCCCAAGCCGTGGTTTCTCGGCACGCCAAACGAGCAAGGCGAATGGGGCGACGGCCGCCGCGACGACGATATCTTCTTTTGGGAAAACTTTCGCAAGGCCGGAAACCGCTGCTTTGTTTCGCCACGCGTGATTCTCGGCCACGGTGAGTACATGGTCACGTGGCCAGGCGAGCAGCTGCAGCAACCGGTTTACCAGCACGCGACCGACTACGTGACGCACATGAAGCCACCGGAAGGCGTCTGGAGGGTGGAACGATGAAAGTGCGATTCATCAAGCCGCTACGCGTCTACCGCAAGGGCCAGGTGGTCGACCTGGGCGACGGTGAAGCCAACGTGCTGATCGCTCGCGAGATCGTTCAGCCGGTGACTGAGCCGACCATGTTTGAGGCTGCGGCCGTCGAGCACGAGACGCGTACAGCCGCCGTAAAGCGAACACGAAAACGAAGGGTAACGGAATGCGATACCGAAGCCTGACTGTTGAGACTGCGCCGGCAGTCGAGCCGGTGACGCTTACAGAGGCGAAGCAGCATTTGCGCGTCGACATTGACGACGACGACACGTACATCGAGGCTCTGATCGTTGCGGCTCGGCAGTACGCAGAAGAGTACCTTGACCGTGCGTTGATCTCACAGCAGCTGGCCATGCGGATGGACACGTTTCCGTATGAGTTCGAGTTGCCACGGCCGCCTATGGCCACGAGCGGCACGCTCACGACGACGGCAGTCACCTACGCTCTCGATCCTGGCTCAGCGTCTACGGCCGTGCCGACGACGACGACGCTCTCAACCTCGAGCTACAGAGTGGATCGAGACGACACGCCAGGACGCATCCGCACGGTCTACAACGGCACTTGGCCGAGCCACTTGAGCGATCCCAACTCGGTGACGGTGACGTGGTGGGCCGGCTACGGCACCGCAACTAGCGACGTGCCGCAAGCGATCCGCAATGCGATTCTGATGCTAGTCGCTCACCTTTACGAGAGCCGCCAGGCGGCTGTCGCTACCGGTGCTGTTCCGCAGGATGTCCCGTTTGGCGTAAAGGCTTTGCTCAACACGGCCAAGTGGGGATCGTACCGATGATCTTGCCAGGCCAGCTACGCGAGCGAGTGACCGTTGAGCAGCCGGTGAGAACCACAACCACTCTCGGCGAATCGCAGATCACGTGGAGCACCTACGCGACACGTTGGGCCAGCGTTGAAGGCGTCAGCAGCCGCGAGGCGTTGCAGTACGGACAGCAGCAAATCGAGATTACGCACAAAGTTCGCATGAGGTATCTCGACGGACTGACGCACGAAATGCGGCTGCAGTGGCGTAGCAGGACGCTAGACGTGGTGAGCGTGCTCGAATACGCGAACCGCAGCGAGCACGTTTTGATTTGCCAGGAGCAGGTGGCATGAGCATCGAAATGGAAATCGCATGGCCAACGCTGAAAGAACTGCAAGACGCATTTAAGTCTTTGCCTAGCAACATTGCCGCAAAGCACATGGCTGCAGCTCTTGGAAGAGCAATCGACCCAACTTTCAAGCTGATTCGAAAGATTACGCCACGCGGTCCAACAGGCAACCTAAAGAAGGCGGTTCGCAAGAAAACAAAGCGTTACGTGCGAAACGGTGCTGGCGTCGCTGTTGCTGGTTACACCAAAGCACCAAGAGGCAAAATCGACAGAAAAGCAAACGAGCGTGGAGGGCACGCTCACTTTGTCGAAAAAGGCACAAAAGATCGTCGCACAAAAGGTCGCGTAGCTTCTTCATTTGACGGACGACCTTTTTCGGTTGTCCGCAGGAAAAGCGGCGCGTTAGTCACAAAACCAAAGCCGCCAAAAGGCTTTCTCAAAGGCACAAGCAAAGGCGATCAAGTCGACCTTGGAAGAATGCCAGTTGGTGGAAAGTCTGGTGTGCCGCCTATCCAAACGGCGTTTGCCAGAACAAAAACCACAATGGCGGCAGACATGCGAAAGGAAATGGCGGCAGGCATCGTCAACGCCACGCGAGAAATGGCTAGGCCGTTTCGAGGAGGCAAGGCACGCTGATGGCAATCCGTTACCCAGACGCAGTAATCAGAAACGCTCTGATGTCCGATGCCAGCGTGACGCAGCACGTTGGCCACAGGATCTACTCGCAATATGCGTCGCCGGTCGACGACGTGCCGTTTATCGTTATGCGGCGAACGGGCATCGACCGAGAGCAAACGCTCTCCGTGCCGATGGGCGTTCCCCGTCTGTCGATAGACCTCGACATTTACGCGGCTACCTACGAAAGTGCCAGAGACGTTGCCGATGCCGTGCGTGACGTTCTGGATGGGTTCTATGGAACTTTCGACAATACAACGGTTAAGCAAGTCTCGCTCGAAGACGAGCAGGACGAGCTGGTGCAGCTGGCAGGGAGCGAGAAGCCGCCAGCGTTTAACGTTCGCATGAGTTTTGATATCTGGTGGCAGGAGACATAGCAGATGGCCAGCACGCCACATGACAGCAGCGGCACAACGCTCGTTTTCGGCGGCACGACGTTCACCGTCACGAACGTGACGCTCAACTACAACGATGTCCGCGAGCGAATCGACATCAGCCACCTGGGCCAGACGACCGGCGAGCAAATCGCCAGCCAAGACGCGCCGCTCGTTGGCACTGCCGACGACACTGGCGTCGAGATCAGCTTTGACTACATCGGCACCACCGAGCTCCAAGGCAACACCAGCGGCACGCTTACGGTCGCTGGCGGCCTTACGCTGAGCCGTGGAGCAACCGTGGCCAGCAGCAACGTGACGCTCGCCGTGAACGACGTGATTCGCGGATCGGCAACCCTACGCGTCGCGGCCAGCTAGTCGCGGGAGGCTCCCGTGGCAACGTCATCGCAAGGCATTGCGTTCAGTTTCGACGGCTCGCCAGCAAGCGAAATACGCGGCTTGTCGTGGAACGTCGGCGGCGGTTACACGATGGGCCGCAGCGTCGGCTATTTGCCGGAAGCTGGCTCGGTAAGCATTCAGACTCTCGGTGCTATTAGCACTGCGATCTGGGGAGTTCTTGGTACGCTGACAATCACCGGCGGCGGAATGGCGTTGTCGGCTACGGCAGTTTGCACAAACGTCTCTGCCTCGGCCACGCTTAACGGCGTAACGGTTTACAGTGCAGAGTTTTCACTCATTACGTGAGGAACCGATGGACCTTCGGAAAGCAATCCTTGAGGCACAAGACAGCGAACTGCGAAAGGTGCATGTGCCGGAATGGGGAGTGGACGTTTTTATCGGCGTTATGACTGCGGGAGAGCGTGACAGCTGGGAGAATGAGTGGCTGCAGAAGCAAGGCAAAGGCGGCGTAGAAAACTTCCGTGCAAAGTTCTTGGCACGCTGTCTGTGCGACGAAGACGGAAAGCGGTTGTTTGCGGTAAACGAGGCTGACGAACTTGCCAAAAAGGCAGCATCTATCGTGAATCGGTTGTTTGAGGTGGCACGCGAGCACAATGCACTCACTGGCGAGCAAGTGGACGAGCTCGCAAAAAACTAAACGCCCGGCCGAGCAGACGTTTCCTTTTTGCTTTGGCCGGGCATCTCGGAATGACGGTGCGAGAGTTATGCACACGCATGGACAGCCGCGAACTCAGCGAGTGGTATGCCTACGTGCACCACTTTCGAGGGCCTCTCGACAGCCCGTGGCAGCAAGCCGGAACCATTGCATCCGCAGTGCTAGCACCGCACCAGTCTCGCGGCAGACGCTCCAAGCCTTCCGACTTCGTGCCGGTCGCCAACGCACCGCAGCACGAAACGCAGCTGCAGGCCACGATGGACCAAATCATCAAGCGGCTAGGAGGCTAGGCTAATGGCCACTACTGCTCTCGGCCTGGCGTTGCAGATCTCGGCCAGCACGGCCGGACTTGCGAAGAGCGTCAACGACGTAAACGCAAAGCTCGATTCGATGGCCGAGGCAGGCAAGAAGTCTGCCAAGGATCTTGCCATTCTCAAGACCATCGAGATCAGCCGTGCGTTGATCGACGGCGTGACTGCACTAGCAAACGTGCTTTCCTCTGCGGCCTCAGCGGCAAAAGGTCTCTTTGACGATAGCCGCAACGCTATCGATGCCATTGGCAAACTTGCAGATCAGACAGGAGTCAGCGAAGAGGCTATTCAAGCGTATTCACTTGCAGCGCAGCTTTCTGGCGTTAGCACTGACGAGTTTGCTCGCAGCCTGCAGAAAATGACGATTCGGCTAGGCGAGATCGAGGAAGGTGCCGATTCTGATCCGTTTGCAAAACTAGGGCTGTCTGTTTCTGAACTTCAAAAACAGGACCCTGCGGCAACGTTTGAAAGCATTGCGGAGGCTATCGCTAGCCTGCCGACAGATGCAGAGAGAGCAGCTGCGGCGAATCAGATTTTCGGCCGCACCGGCGTACCTTTGTTGCCGCTGCTCAATCAAGGTGCAGAAGCTCTCAAGGCACAACGCGAAGAGGCCGAAGCTCTTGGCATTGTGTTAACTGGCAAGCAGGTCGATGCCGTTGAGGCTATGAACGACTCGTTCACCAAGATCGGCGCGACGCTTGGCGGAATCGTTGCACAAGTGACTTCCCACCTTGCGCCAACGATTGAGAAAATATCCAATCAAGTGCTTGAAATGGTCAAGCAGATTGGCGTTGAAAACATTACCACGACCATTACCGAAGCTTTATTTAGCTTTGCCGATTCTTTCTTGAGCGGCCTAAAGGTTTTGGTAGAGGTGCTTGGTCAGATTGCCGATGGCGTTTTAGCACTTCTGAAAAATCTTGGCGTTGTAGAAAAAAGTGCGGACGAAGAAGAACTTGCGGCGGTTCGCGAGCAAGCAACCAGAAGAAGAATGCTGCCTGGCGGCCAGTTTGGCGGTGCTAGGCAACAAGTCGTTTTTGATCCAAATGAAGAGCAAAAGGCACGCATTGCAGAGCTGGAAGCACGCATCGCACAGCGTGAAGAGATGGGCACCGCCGGCCTTTTGACTTCCGGCCTGGATGCTGTTCGCGAGACGCTCAACGAAACACGCGACGCATTCGCAAACCCACAGGCACCGCAAGAAACAGTAGACGCTACTGCCGGCGTGCAGCGTGCAGTTGAGGATGGAAATAGTCAGGTAGTGGAAAAACTCGATGAGGTGGTGGAAGCGGTGCGGCCGCCACCGCCCGTTTCTTTGGCAGGTGCGTGATGGCTGTTCTCTCGATCCGCGAACTAACTGGCCGCGACTTTACGCATCGCTTTGGCGAGGCACCGGTTGTCACGCGGCGTTTCGGCGTGACGCTGGATGACCCAGCCACGGCCAACCAGTTGATCCTGGCGGCGATCGGCATCCCGCATGGTGCTCCGCATCCAGAGTATCCGTTCCTGCTCTGTATCGAAGGCTCAGTCAAAGAGGCAACGCCAACGCCATACCACGCGCAGGTCACGTATCGCTACGAGTTGCCGCAGGTGGGTACGGCAGAATGGGAGCCAAACCCGTTGGCCAGGCCGCCGCAGTGGACATTTACGCCAGCGACAACGACCGTGCCCGGAACGAACTACTATCATGGCGACGATAACGACGATCAGCGGCCGCTGGTCAACACTGCTGGCGATTACTTTGAGGGGCTGACGGTCGAATCGAGCGAGACGCGTGCGACGATCACGAGGAACCTTGGGGCTTTCCCGGTCGACCTAGCCCTAGCTGCGACCAACACGATCAATAATGCAGAGTATCTGGGCGGTGCTCAGTATTCGTGGAAATGCCAAGGGATTGGGGCGAATCAGCGTAGCGAAATGGTGAACGATATCGAGGTGAACTACTGGGAGGTCACTGTCGAGCTGCTGTTCAGGCCAGAGACGTGGATATTAAAGCTGCCCAACGTAGGCTTTAACTACCTGCCTGGAGGCTACTCACCGAAGGCACCCGTCTACGTGACCGATGCCGCTCCCAACAGTTGCACCAGCGGCGAAGATGTCCCGTCGCAAGTGCCGCTTGCTTTGGAAACTGACGGTGACATTCGCACTAGCGGCGACCCCGACATTCTGGAGCGACGGCCGTACAAGTCGTCCAATTTTGCTTTGCTCTTTGGCACTCCGACTTACTAGGTGGCACATGACCGACATCAACTACAGCATCAACGGACAGATCAAAAAAGGATCGCTCTCGCAGTCGTTTGCGGCCAGCGGGATCACGGCTTCAATGGCAACTTCCGGCGTGGCCAGCGTCACGCTCGAACTTGGCACCAGCACAAGCAGCGTGAGCACGGCCAACATCGGGACGCTTGGCGTTTGCTTCGCTCGCTCTCTGGCCACGGTCGAGACGCATACCGTCAGCTTTGGCCGCGTTGACAGCAATACGCTCTATGAGACGGTGCGGCTAAAAGCCGGCGAGGCCGCCGTCATGCGGCTCGCGCCAGGCGACTACGCGGCCAAAAGTGCCGTCGAAGGCAGTCGCCTGGTGCTGACGATCTACGAGGACTGACGTGGCAAGATCTCGCAGTAAGCCTGGGCAGCAAGAGCCAGTTACGTTTACGCGTGCGGCTGCTGGCTATATCGCCAAGGTCACCAGGCAGAGCGAAGGGGAAGCACGCAGAGGAGAGCCTTTACGGTTTGGCCCAAGAGCTCGGCCAAAGAACTGCTGCAATCAAGGCGACATCTTTCGCACCGCACGTTTCACCGGATCGTGGAGCGTTGACAGCACTTCCACGATTGAGTTTACGAACAGCACGTTCACGCCGCAGACGGCGACCGCCAATAATCTTTTTTGTTCGATCGAATCTGGCGATGTTGGCGTTGCTAAAGACGTAGACAACACGTGGTATCTCATTGCGTGGGAAATGGAAACGGCCACGGCTGTTTTTGTCACAGCAACGGCAACCACGTCGGTGTTGCAGAGCGTAACGGTTGCGGCGACGCAAAGCACTTCGGACTGTTCCATCAACGTCGTGACTACACAAAACAGTCATGGAATCACTGTCATTTCCGCAACGCAAACCGCTACGTACTTGCGTCTTCCGTAAGGTGCCTAATGTCTTGCCCCTGCTGCCTGCAAACACCGTGCGTTTCCTTGTGCAGGATGCCTCAAGAGCTTGAGGCTACGATTGTTTCCAATGGGGTGACGGCTACATTCGACTGGAGCATAACTGCAGGAGAAATAGCAACCATAGAAAGCTTTATCGAGGGAACGTATTCCTTGCAGTATCAATCATACTCAGGCTCTTATGCAGAGTATGCGTATTTTTTCCCAAATCCACCATACGACTATCTTGGTGCCTCAACCAACGTATTGAGAGTCAGGTGGTTTTGTACTTCACTTGGAGGTTACTCAGGCTCGCTGTTTTTAAATGCCTGCAGTACAACCGCAACCAGCCTTACGAGGCGTTTTAGTGGCGGAAGCCCTGCAGCAAATCTGCCTGATTTAGACTTTCCTGACATTACTGACTATTGTTCAGGAACTGCCGCGTCAGGTGGCATTGTTACTACAACAAACTTTCTGCCAGACACGCCATGCACTCGCAGCCGATTTCCTGGAGAGCGGGGCGCATTGTTTGACCTAGATATAACGTTGTCAGATTAAAATGGATTGCATATTTGTAAAAGACGACAATTGCGATAGCGACTTTTGCTATGCAACGTGCAGCAGTTGCGGGCATTCGGTTTTGTTGCCAGCTTCAGGAAGATATCGAAGAAACTGCAAGCAATGTTTGTCAGGCAATGGAACGGCAGGAACCCAGTTAAAAAAACTGCTTGAGTTTTTTTTCCAAGTTCCAACAAAGTCGTGCAAATGCCAATCTCGTGCGGATCACATGAACGCAATGGGAAACGATTGGTGCGAAGAAAACATCGACACAATCGTCGGCTGGCTTGCTGAGGAAGCAGCGAGCATGGGATTGCCGTTTCTCAACACTGTCGGGCGACTACTCGTGAAGCGAGCGATCAGCAATGCCCGCAAAGAAACGCCACATTAAGGTCGCCGGCCAGCCGTGGCGGCTCGTCTACCGTTCGCTCAAGCGACGGCACCTGTGCGGCTTGTGCGACTACAACACTCGCACGATCACAATTTGCACGAGCCTGGCCGACGTGGACGAACTCGACACGCTGTGCCACG